ACGTAACAAAGCGTTTTCAAGACGCTTTAGGCCGACAGGTGTTTTCACACCTATCGTTGGGATATAATTCCAGAACGGAGTTATACCCCAGCTCGTCCGATACCGGTTTGGGCCATGCCTGACCGTAAGGGTATCTGATCGAATGTTACCACGCAGGAACGCGAGGAGGAGGCCATCAGGATTATGAATCCTGGTTTTCATGCCTCTTTCAAGCTTAAGGTCCTTCTCACCTACACGAATGGTATGCGGTACACTTCTCCAAAATCTATATTTAATAAATTTTGTCGACGGGTCCCTAACATACTTATTCACAAGGCAAAAAGGAACTTTTATACCTGCATCGTCTGCCTCGAAAAGCGGGATAGGTAAATACCTAACCTTCTTAACAAGGTGCTGAACAGTCCTAGGTAACGATATTCCTGTTACTGCGGACCACTCATTGAGACGATTAATGGCAACATAACGTGAAGCTTGAGATCGCAGGGATTTTATATAAACCCCTCGAACAGGATGACCCAAATAAAAGTCACCCCCACAAGATTCACGAAACGGTCCTTTGCTAAAGGACTTATCTGCATTAACGGTGAACCCAAGTATATTCAAGAGCCTCACAACTAAGTTGTGTGCTTCTGAGACAACGATTATGTCGTCTCCGAATACACCAAAGTTCGGCAGCTGATCCGCCTGGATCACTGCCTTGCCATAAACCCCCTCATGCTTGAAACATGGGGAGGTTCCACGACGCAATGGAATATCCATTGCAGCGTAGACTGCAGATACAACGCAACTAAATATGATCGTTTGCAACGGGAACGTGAAAGCGTTACCCATTGAGGAGATCATATGCAGTTCTTCCTCTTCCCCATTTGGGAGAGTGCATACAGGTGATCGACAGAGATCAAACCACGCAACTAAATCGCGAGGTAAGAATTCTTTGATCATAGCGTATGCCACGGAGTCGGAAGCAGAGCTCAAGTCTATTGTTGATAGACTATCACTCAAACTTCCTAACCGTGCAAGATCCTTGTTAACTTCCTGTTGAGTCGATAGGTCAATTTTGTAAACTGACTTCAATCTCCTCTTCAGGATATGCTCAATACCTTTCTGAAAGAACATATTCAGAGTAGGTTCTGTGCAAATAACACGGGATGCGTTGTCGTTCTTTGGGACGAACGATAGTTTGTTACCTGCGACTACATCATATTCACCATACTCATCTGAGCGGTTAAGTTCCGCTTGGGACCAGTTTGGGACAGTATGAATGTAGTGCTCATACAGAGTAAACAGACGCTTAGAAGTGCAACTTAGCTTGGACGAGAACAACTTCGTATAGAAGTCGCTCCCGTTTGCAAGTAAAGAAGCACCTGGACCAACGTCACCATGACCGACTATGTCGTTCACGGAGTCGAGAATCCAGCCCCGACCATGGGAGAAGAACCTGTAAATCTCTTGTCTAAAGAGACCCACAAGTAATTCGTCCTTTAGGTCGGTAATCTTAAGCTGCCAATCCCTACATTGTAAATTACTTTGTAGGAACTTATCCAATGCAACTGCATCAGCACTCTCACTAGAGCAATCCTGGAATTTCTTCAGGAAAGTCTTCGTGAGATGTACCGACGCAAACTGCTTTGGGGTCATTCCAGGGAAATAGTCGAAACTCTCTAGATCGCAAGTCAATGGTCTAGTGGGTTCCGGCAAATAACTCTGGAGGTCTGTTAGCAGGTCTAAATAAAGAGCGTTTGTACGGATAGCCATAACAAACTCCATTTTAGATTAGTTCTGGTGAAGTACTAGATAGCTAGTTCTTCCTTAGCCTTTTGATCCTCGTAGAGCTTTTTACACTCTTCGTAATCTAAGGTACCGCACGCCGTGGCGTCAAACTCTTTTACAGAGATTGAACCAAGACATCCGGATAGGAGAACAAGCATCACAGCGGTATACATCGATAGCCAGAGGCCAACGATGACTCGGGTTGAAACCCTTGCCATCAGAGGACTCCGTCTATGAGCGTATCGCCGATTCCTGCACTGTCTTGATAGACAGCGCCGAATAGACACGACACCATTGCCCGAACGCTTGCAGCATCTTCCGAATCAGAACCAGCCGGTATAGAGATTTTAATCTCTGCACTGGCGATTTTGGACGGTTGAGTGCTGTCTACGGATACGCCTTTTCTTACGCGTACCTTGTAGACGTTCATCGGCACTGAACTAATTACTCCTGTGACGGGGTTAGGCGTACCCAGTTGACGAAACTGGGCAGGTCTTTCCATCGTAAGAGTAAATGGTTTTGATACAGAATGGGCACTTACGCCAGTTTGCGTACCGCCAAGTGCGGTAATTGCAAACTGTTCGGAAGGCTTTCCCCCACCGAACGCATCCGCTGTTAGCGTATACGTAGGTGAGGTAAGACCAGTCTGTGGGGCTCCCGTAACGGGACTAGATGGGCCAAATGCCATTGGATATTACTCCAGTTGTATTGAGTCTAAAAGACCCAAGAGGTTGTGATAGCTCTAGCGGAATTGCTAGGGTACTACCATTTAATGAGATCTCTCATTTCGCGACGTCCAGCGACCAAAGCAGCTATATTAAGCCACTTTGTTCCTGTTCCCGGGATTGAGAATTCCAGGGTAGGCACTAAGGACTGATTTAACCAATCAGCCCTATATACCTTCTTACGCTTGTGAGAAAACACCGGAGGAGTGAATGCATTCGCAAAGGAATAGGAACCTTCCGTCTGTTCGTTAACAAACGTTGGGATAGCGTTATAAGCTTCCCACGTATATTCTCGAACTTCAGTACGGTTGACCCAAACCAAGCCAGATTTGGCTAGCGATGCAGCACTGATTATATCACCAATATTGGTGAAGTAATCAATTAAGAACGACCATGGAACAATTTCCCAAGCGGTAGGAGCCCAATTAGACGGATCAAAACCCGTCCTCATGTTCTCTATCGCATATGTTCCAGCGTCGACTTGACCAAGATACCTCACATATATTCTTTCATGTTTCTTCATCATGAAGTTAATGAAAGGTGGGGTAAAGCCGATGTAGTAGGGTCCGGAGTGTTTTACCACTTCTTTCTCTCCTACACCGACACAAGATACATACTGGTCATTAACCAACACACCTGATTCGGCGATCGCTTGAATAGCGGCGTCGACATCATTTATGAGGGGTAATGCGCCAAATTGTATCTCGAGCCAAGTATCAGCAATAGCCTGTCGAAGTTTAACCTTCGGAGGACGTCTACCTAAACCACGGGTAAGGTTTACTTTTTTTACCTTACGTAAACCGCGGTGGAAGTATGTCCTTAGGGTTCTTGCTGGATTCTTAATTAACGCAATTGCCTTTGCAAGTTCAGCAACGAACGTACCACCTTGAAAGGTGGTCTGAGCGCTGCGAATTTGATTGACAAACCTGCGTTTAGCCTCATTATCGGCCTCGGTAGACCAGGCGGCAAGCCAGTCAGGATCGTACCAGTTGTAATCCCGGATATGTCCGGTAAATTCAACATACTGCGGTCCTAACTTTGGATAACCATCCTCGATAACGTACTGCTTGGAGACATAGCCAGCCGATTGAATCAACTTGTCCTGCATCGCCTCTAAAGGCGTAGTAGCAGAAACATGTTGAGCAATTGCTTCTCTGTGTCGATCAAGCTTGTACCCATCGAGCCAATTTGCACCCATGTGAGCAGCGAAGTTATACTGAGTAGTATAAGGTTCGCCCTCCCACGGAGTCCAAGTTGTCTTCTCTGTAGGCACAATCCCTGTCCAGGGATCGTACTTAGAGTAAGGGGTTAGAGCCATGGCTTATTTCCTCCCGGAACCTGGTGAGGGCACTCTCACAGATTTCATATTGATGAAATTGGAGAGTACCTCCACGGAGACACTGTAGACTGAGAGCCTACAG